GTTAATTACGGAGATGCAAACGACTTTCCGCAATACCTGCGCGATTTGGCGCACGAATCGCCTGTGCATGGTTCATTGGTGGTTGCCATTGGTGACATGATAGCTGGCAAGGGTATTCAATCGGAACAATACCAAGCCGAATTAGACGCATTAAACATAGATTCTTTAACCTATGCATGTGCGCACGACTTAAAGTTGTTTGGTGGGTTTTATATCGAAGTCATTTGGAGCAACGACAGAACGGTTATATCTAAGCTAAATGCGATACCATTCGAAGAATGTCGCATCGCAGTGAATCAAGAGGACGATACTGAAATAGGAATCTTTCACAGCTACGATTGGACCAACACACGTAAGAAAAGAAACACTCCCGAATTCATACCGAAGTACAATTATTTGACACGTGAGCAAGAGCCACGTCAAATCTATTATTGCTTCACTTACACCGGTAGCGATGTCTACCCACGACCCGATTATTGGAGCGCGATTAACTACATTGAATTAGATAAGCAGATATCTATATTCCACATCAACCAAATCTCAAACGGTTTATTCCCTTCTACTATCATCAACTTCTACAATGGTCAGGCAACACCTGAACAGAAGCAGCAAATGATGATGGATTGGGAAAACAAAATGAGTGGTGCTCGTAACGCTGGTAAGGTGGTTATGTTTTTTAACGAACGCGATCAACCTAAGACCGAAATAACTCCGTTCCCTGTAAACGATGCAGATAAGCAATATGCATTGATGAATGATACAGCGCAACAAAAGATTATTACTGCGCATCGTGTGACTACGCCATTGCTTTTCGGTATACGTGAGAACACTGGATTTGGTAGCAATAAAGATGAAATGGCTGTCGGTTTGGAGATATTCAACAAACAAGTGATTGAGCCGTATCAGGCAAAGATTAACTACAGCTTAGAAGAATTGCTTAGCAATCAAATGCCCGGTGTAACCTTTGAGATTATACCAAACACACCACTTGCTGTTGAACAGGCTGAAGCTGTTGTTGATGCAACAGGTGGAATGACTACCGATGTGGCTGCTACTGCTTTGAATGGTGCGCAGATTACTTCACTTATAGACATCGTCATGCAAAGTGCAGCAGGTGCTGTACCTGTGAGCAGTGCAAAGGCAATCGTGCAAGCTGCATTTCCAACATTGCCAGCTACTACTATCGATGCAATCTTTGCCGATGTTTTACCCGGTTCATTGCTGCCTACGGAAGTGATTCAATCTAGTGTTGAGTTAAAAAAAAAAGATGACAGCACAGCAGGCGATGCGCTGATAGCATTAGGTGAAGATGCTAGTGAGGATTGGATACTTATAGACAGTTACAACGCAGATGAAGAAATTGAGCATGAGTTTGCGGTGCGTACAGGTGCTGCTAGGCCAGCTGCAAACAGTGAGCAAGATGCTATTATCGATGGCAAATACTTTATTACTCGTTACGTTTACGCAGGTAGTTTTAGCCATCCTGATATGCGCCCATTCTGTAAGAAAATGATAGAAGCAGGCAAGCTATATCGCAAGGAGGATATAGTTTCAATGGAAAATGTAGCAGTCAATCCGGGTTGGGGTCCTGAAGGTGCAAACACATACGACATTTGGTTCTACAAAGGCGGTGGAAACTGCAAGCATTTTTGGGAGAAGCGTGTATATGTAGATGCAAGCGGTGCAAAGATTAATCCTAATGATCCTGATGCGCAACGTATCGCAGTGAGCATGGCTGAACGTATGGGCTATAAAGTGCGAAATAATTCACTTGTTGCAAAGCTTCCTGAAGACATGCCCTATAATGGCTTCCTTCCTACAAATCCTATTTACGGCAATCAATAATTAAAACTATGGCTGAAGTATTACTAATATCCGAAAACTACGTGAAGAAGTACACTACCATCAACGGTAGTTTAGATCCAAACCTTCTTTACCCATCAATCTATTTAGCACAGGACAAATGGCTACTTCCCTTTTTGGGAACTGACCTTTTGAATAAGATTAAAAACGATGTTGCCGCAGGTACAATCAGCGGTAATTACGAAACACTGCTGGAAGATTACATTCAAAAGATGCTGCTGTGGTGGGTGATGGTGGATGTTACACCTAACCTGTGCTATCGCATGGATAACGGCACACTGGTTCAACGTCAAAGTGAAGACACGGTGCCTGTTTCGGACTTAGTTATGAAGGATATGATTGACCGGGCACGCCAAAACGCGGAGCATTACACCACTTTGTTAGTCGATTACTTGTGTGCCAACAGCAGTTTGTTCCCTGAATATTCAACAGCGCAATGGCCTGACCGTTCACCACGTACAGACGTGACGAACACGCTCAACTATCAGTTTTCATCAGGCAATACTGCTACCAGCTTTCGCCCTACTTACTCACGTAACATCCTTAATCGTATACCATGAGTGATAAAAAAACACTGAAGCAAGAATACACTGAACGTTTACGCAAGTATGAACGTGAACTGTCACTTAAATTGAGAAGCAATGTCAACAAAGAAGCAGACAAAACCAAAAAGTGAACAGTCAAGTATTACTTACAAGTTGATTCGATACAACCTTCAGCTGTTCGATGGCTTGTGGTCGATACCGATAGCTTTTGCGCTGTTTATCATTGCAGGTACATTGAGTGCCGAATACTTTGGCGATGCGCTCATATCTACCGAATACGTGCAATACATCGTGCTGGCTTCACTCATCATGGTGTTTGCTAACTTCATTACGTTTTTGGGAATCCGTTTAAATTTTAGGGCATTGCAACGCGAAGTTTATAGCAAAGAAATTAAGTATGAACTAAACACCTATCTAACCACATGGCAAAAGGTTGTATTATACCTGGTCTTATATGCGTTCTACTTTGCTGCATTCCTGTTTGTACTTCACTTGCTGATGACGGCTACTGCGTAAGGGTAACAGCTTCATCATTTGTAGGTGTAAAGGAGAAGGGTGGCAATAACAAAGGTTTTAACGATGCTGCTTTGCAGGTATTGATGAAGCAAGAAGGGTGGATACCCGGTTATGCATGGTGTTCCTTCTTTGTCATGGCTATGCTCAATGAGTGTGGCGTTCCAAATACAATCACAGGATGGTCGCCTACTGCATATAACCAGCGCGATGTGATTTTTACTGATGGTAAATTCAAACAATCTTACAGCGATAAGGATGTGCTAATAATGACGTTAAGTTATTCCGAATTTAGGCGCAAACGTTTCAAGGGGATAGGTCACACTGGCATCGTTGATAGGGTCGGAAAGTATTCAGTGCGCACCATTGAAGGCAACACGAATGATCAAGGCATGCGCGATTCACGTTCACGCGATGGAGTGTATTACAAGATACGCCCACTAACTAAAAATCTACACATAACGCGATGGGGAAAAACACAAAGCTAGTTATCGCAGTAGCTGTTGTAATTATCGCGCTGGCTATCGTGTTCAGCGTGCGTAGCTGCAATAAGCCCGTAACAAATCCTGCTGTAAAAAGGTTACAGGATATCAATGATTCGCTATACCAAATCATTGAAACTAATAACGCTAAAACGGACAGTCTATTCTTGAAAATTGATAGCTTACAGATACATCAGGACACAATCATAGAACGCCAGCAAATCACAAATGAAATCTACCGCAATGAAACTTATAATATCCTTTCTGCTTCTCCTACTAACGCCACTAATCAGTATAGGGCAACCCTCAAAAAATCGGACAGCCTACTTAAAGCAGGATTTTACACCCGAACTTACAACCTACGATCAGCAGCTTTTCAATCTCAACTTCAATAGCATGATGTATTGGTATCGGACTGCGTTTGACATCGACAGCTTATACCAAATGGAACGGCTAAAAGTTACATACTACGCAAAGATTACAGGCATTCAGGCAACGAGTTATGAAACATTAGCGGAAATCTACAAGAATAAGCAAAGCATTGAAAAGGCTATAAATGCGGAGAAAGATGCGGAGATTAATAAGCTAAAAAAAAGCAATAGACGGTTAATAATTTCCAACACAGCACTAACATTAGGTATCACAGGACTAGCTTTTTCTACTATATATTTTGCAATACTATAGCTATGGAATTCGAACTACGTGATTTGATTACTTTAATAGGTGCAAGCGTATCACTTGCATCGCTTTATTTCGCTTTGAAGCGCAGTGTTGACAAGGTAGCCGGGCAGATGCGCAGCATTGAAACGTTTCACAAAAGAGAAATTGAAATGATTAATGACGCAATGAAGGAACAAAAGGCTGAATTGAATTCAAAGAATGCTAAGCTGGAAGGGAAGATTGATTCGATTCAATCACACATAGCGCAAATCAGCACATCACTTGCTGAATTGAACGGCTATTTGAAGGCTAAATAATAACTGTTATGAATACAATAGGTCGTGATAAGTACCATCGTGAAATACATGATGGAACAGGATTCCTTTCGCATCGCGTTCGCGCAGTGATTGATAAGTATAATCTCGACATGACGCTGGATTCATTAGAAAAAACCTATCGCAGATGGGTTACAAAGATGGAGGCAAAGGAAAA